TGGCAGAACAGTGGTTTCATAAACCAAAGGTCGTAGGTTCAAATCCTACTCGCGCAAGTTAAGTTTTTCGGAGGTATCCAAATGCCGATGGTATTGAATTTAACACCACTACAAAACATTGATAATCCAACAGTGATAAGAGCGGTAGCAAAAGATTTAGATTTTTTGGGAGTTATTTTAAACGAACATCTAACAAGTAAGAGATTACACGAATTTGTTGAAGCCGACAAATACTACAGAAACGCAAATGTAAAAATCAAAGAAAAAACAAGATATATAATGGTTGATGGCAGAAAAGAGATACTAACCAATCTTTCAAATACACAAGTGGCACACGCGTTTATGAAAAAGTTAGTAAATCAAAAAGCAAGTTATTTGCTTGGTAAACCTTTTTCAGTTGATAGCGCACAAGAAGGATTAGCAGATGAATTGGATGATTTATTTAGTAAAGCATTTTTTAGAAAATTATTGAAAGTTGGAAAAGATGCGATTAAGTATGGAATTGGTTGGGTGCAAATTTATTACGATGAAGATGAAAAACTTCATTTAAAAAGAATACCACCTATTGAAGTGATACCGTTTTGGAAAGATGCAGACCATACAGACTTAGAAGCATTGATGAGAACATATGTTATTGATGTATATCACGAAGACGGGACTAAAACTCAAGTAAGAAAAGTTGAATATTATGATAAAACAGGAGTTTATTATTTTCAGGTAGATAAAGATAATAAACTTGTTATAGATACAGATAGGCACGTTTTTTCAGGACATTTTTCACTTAAGAAGACAAGAGAAGTTGTGGATGAGCAAAATAATAAAAAAGTAGAAGAATATGAGGAAGAACAAAGTTGGGTAAAGATACCGTTTATAGCATTTAAAGCAAATGACGAAGAACTTGGTATTTTAACATTTATAAAAGATTTAATTGATGATTATGACAAGAATGTAAGTGATATTTCAGACCAGTTACAAGATGTTCCGAATGCTTTGAAGGTTGTAAAAGGATATAGCGGAGAAAATAAAGAAGATTTTGCTCATAATATAAATGTTTATAGAACAATCTTCATTGAAAGTGATGGAGATGTAAGCACAATTCAGACGAGTATTGATATTCAAGCAATAGATTCTCATTTAAACAGATTACGTCAAGACATATATGATTTTGGTGGTGGAGTTGATAGCCAAAAAGAAACTCAAAATATAGCAAGTGGAGTTGCTTTGAAATTTAAGTATGCAGATTTGGACTTAGATGCAAAATTTATGGCAACTGAATTTTCAGCAAGTATGGAAAGTTTATTGTGGTTTATATGTTCGGATTTAAAAGCGAGAGGAAAAGGTGATTATAATCCGGAAGAAGTTAATATAGTGTGGAATATGGATATGGCAATTGCCGAAAATGAAGTAATTGATAACATAATTAAATCAATGCCTATTTTATCAAAAGAAACTCTAATTGCTCAGCATCCTTGGGTTGAGGATGTGAACATAGAGATGGAAAAGATGAAAAGGCAAGAAGAGCAGGAACAAAATGAATTTGGGAATATTGATGAAGGGGTTTCGTCAAATTCACCAGATAATAACGAAGAGGAGGAAGAGTAATGTATAATGTCAAGATTAATGATTACAATTTGCTTGAATCAGACCCTTCCGATGTTATTGCTTTAAACACTGGAAAGGCCTGCATTTCAAGAATTTTAAACATCAGCGGCATAAATGGTCAAGTGCTTAAGTTTAAACTTTCAAACGATGGTGAAAATTGGTCTTACGTTCAGAATGAAGAAGGAATAGCAGATTTTGAAGTAACTGAAGATTGTGCAATTCCTTTGTTAGCGTTTGATTGTTTATTTAGTATTGAAAGTGATAAAGACCCTACCGGAATTACCGCATCAATAGGTATTAAAAGAAAAGGAATCAAAAAATAAGGAGGCAAAATAAATGGCTAATATAGATGAAATAAGCAGACCTCTTATTTTTAAACCGGCAGGTGCAAAAGGAGGAGGCGGTGGTCAAAAACAAATACCTCTTCTTTCAATCACAACAGCACCATCAGGGACATTCAAAAGAGGTTCAAGGTATTACAATTCAACAACTAAATTGATTTATACCGCGACTGCAGATAATACTTGGGATAATGCCAAATCAGCAACTCCTGAATTTGGTGTTATTTATGTTTATGATGATAACGGGACTACAAAGTATTATGAGTGGGATGGTGATAGTTTAGTTGAAACAGATTTGGAAAGATTTCAGTTAATAGCAAATAAAACAAACGATTATACTTCAACTTCTGGAGTAACTTATCCTACATCAAAAGCATTAAGTGATGGTTTGGATACAAAGATTACAAAGAATACAAGTATAACCGGTGGAACAAAGTGCAAAATAACATATGATGCAAAAGGTTTGGTTGTTGCTGGCGAAGATTTAGCAGCAAGTGATATACCTGATATTTCTTCTACTTATGAAACCAAAAGCAATAAAATAACTGAAATAACGGAAGAATCCACTGATACTCAGTATGCAAGTGCTAAAGCGATAAGAGATTACGTTACTAATAAGATAAATGATTATAAAGAATTAGCAGTTGAAATGAGTCCGAGTGGAGTTTTTGTTAGGCAGTTAGGTGCAATTGGTCGTAATTTAACTCCAAGCACAGATGTTGCAGCCGGAGTTGATGATTTTAAAAATCATCCTATATTTGAAACATATGATTGCTTAGTTACGTTAAATACAGAGACTGGAAAAGCAGAAGAATTTGCACCGGAAGGAACTTACGAATTTGATAGTCACGTTGGATTACCTGGTTATTATGTAATAACAATGTTTCCGAAATTCTATTATAAGTTGGGAATTTTAGATACAGGAAATATTAAAATTTCATTAACAAACGAACCAAAAACTGGCTATAAAGTAAGTCCGGCTCACGATAGAGAAGGAAGAATTGTTGATTGGATAGGAATTGGTAAATATGTAATTGGTGAAGAAAGTGCGGATGCTAATGAGCCATTTGCAGTAAGAAGCGGAGTTTGTCCTAAAACATATACTTCAGTTGAAGCTTTTGAAACTCTTGTTAGACAAAAGGGTTTGCGTTTCTTTGGCTATAAAGAAATGTTGATGATACAATTACTTGCTACAGTAAAATATGCAAGTTTAAATTGGCAATCAAAAATTAGTCAAGGCAATACAAATGGCTGGACTAATAAGAAAGCAGTTACAACTGCAAGTGATGTTGATTATGTAATACTTACTGCTACAGATTGGGCAGCAAGCACAAAAATTGATACTGTTCCGGCAACAATGCAATGTGTAGCGATAGGAAATTCTGAAGCAGCTGCTAAATGGTATAAAGTTTTGAGTATTGAAGATGTTACAGAAACCATTGATGGTGTTGAAACTGCTTGTAAGAAAATAACTATTGATGGAACAGTAAGCACAACTGCAAATACTACATTAGTTTATTTAGGAATGCAGTTAACCGGGGCTACAGATAATGTTCTTGGTGCTGATGGAGAAAATACTGGAGGTGGAACAATATCAGGAACCAGTGGTCAAGGAAAAAGAATGTGTAAGAATTTAGGAATTGAATCTTTAGTTGGGAACTGTGGTCAAAATTTGGGTGGTATTGTTAACGAAGTAAAAGTAGTTGATGGAGTTGCAACTGCTACAATGTTAATAAATCCTAATCCAGATGGTGCAGTTGATTATCCTACTACAAGTGATAGAAAAGGATGGATAGCAATTACAAATAAAGTTCCAACGACAACTAGAAATAATTATAAATTCTTACCTTCAACTGATTTAGCACAAGATATTTTCTTATTTGGTGCTACTTCTGGTGGATTTACAGGAGATTATCAATACTTTACTACAAGTGCAGGTATAAAAAGAGTATTCTATGGCGGGGCTTGCGGCGCTGGTGCGAGTCTTGGGGGCTTTTACTTGGCTTGCGACTATGGCCTTTCTGTTGTTCCTCGGCATAACGGTGGCCGCTGTGTTTTTGTGCCGGGATTATAAGTTGAAAATGGTAGGTTAAGATTAAACTAAATAAGGAGTTGGAAGTAAAAATGATTTATGGGGTAAGTAAAATAGGCGGGAATTGCAACAATGGTGCGAATAATGGAGGCTTTTACTTGAATTGCAACAATGACCTTTCTAATGTTAATCGGAATAACGGTGGCCGCTATGTTTATGCCTTTGGGCATTATGCTCATCGGCAAAATATTTTTCAAAAATGTTTATTTATTCCACACCTCTTGGTGAAAATAATGTTCCAAAAAACAGGTTTAGTATTCCGCCAAATTGGCGGATAGAACGGTCTGACAAATAAAAACACTTAAAAAGTGAAAAAGGATTAAAAAGAATGAAGAAAATAGGTTATCTAATTACAAAAGAAAAAATAACTGAAGAATATTGTAAATCAATAATCCTTAAAGCTGCAATCGGAAAGGGTAAGAGGCATAGTGTTAAAAAAGTGTTAGCGAATTTGACCTTTTATTCAAGAAAATTGCAGAGAATTATTTTAAATGGTAGTTACAAACCTTCTCCTTATTTAGTTTGTAATATTATTGACCAACCATCAGGAAAACATAGAATATTACATAAACCAATTTTCTTTCCTGACCAATGCGTTCATCATTTACTAATTGATTTAGTTTACGATAAATTATTAAAAAGGTTAGACCCTTACGCTATTGCAAGTATTCCAGGCAGAGGAATTCATTATGGATACAAAGCAATAAAAGGGTGGTTAAAAAATGATGGAAAAGGAACAAAGTATTGTTTAAAGTGCGACATAAAGAAGTGCTATGATAATATTCAACCAAAGTATGTAGTAGAATCTTTTAAGAAATTTGTAAAAGATGAAAGATATTTAAAATTATTACATATTGTAGCATTTTCAATGAATAGTTTACCGCTTGGAAATTATACAGGTGCTTGGTTTGAAAACTTATTATTGCTTGGTATGGATACAGCAATACGTAAT